TTTTTTTTTTGACTATTTATTACCAAACCTAAAAGCATACCATTCTCTAAAAGTGTTTAATAATTCAAAATTCATCTTTTAAATTTTATTACTGACATATCGTACAAGTGTACGATTATTACCCCTAGCATAACAATAGCCGCGTAAATTAATGCCATTGGGAATAAGATAAAAATTAAATACATACGGCGAAAAAAAGTTAATAGCATAGTTATTTATTTTTTATTAGTTTTCGTTTTAAACTTGATCTAAATTGTGATGCGGCTGAATTACAACCCCAAGAACAATATTTTTGAGTTTGCATTCTTATTTTTTGTACAAAAATTTTTTTACAATAGCCGCACTCTATTACTCGTCTATTATATATATTGCCTTTATGTACGTTTAAATAATATGTTAATACTATATTTTTGTTATCATATTTATACATATTTTTTTCTTGCCAATCTAAAAAATCTTCTAGTGTTATTCTCATAATATTAAAGGTTTAAAAAAGTTAACGCATTTTATATTTGTTTGTGTGATCCTTAATTATAAGGCTTTTACTGATCCATATTTTTACTAGGTTTTTAGCAAAAGTTTTACCGTTGGCGGTGCGTTCAATTATTTCGTCAACAATATCGTTGTAATCCATTGGAATAGTTACGATCAAAGTACATAAGCGCCTAGTTTCCATTTCGTCTAAATCTGATGCCTTTTTAATTACAGTAGGTTTATGGCTATCATTTTGTACTTGCTGAAAAATACCGTTGAAATTCATTAATGTAATTGGCTCAAAATCGCTATCGGATCGCATAAAGCGACTAGATAAAACAAAAGTATTTTTATCCCGATCTTTGACGATGTCTAACGTTGACTGTGCGAAACGATCCGACGCCGCGCCTATATGTCCGGTTGTACTTAAATTACTTTTACTTTGATGCAATACAGTAATAACTAAAACATTAAAAACTTTAGTAACTTTTTTCAACCATTTGGCTAATAAACTACTTTCACGTTCGTCGTTATAGTTAGTTAAAAGATCTAGCAAGCCGTCAATAACAATTACGGCGCAATCAGGGTTTAATTCTAAATAACGCTTTATCATACGGCGTATGGACGGGCTGCTATCTTCGCGTACCTGATACGCATTAAACGTATCAGGCAATTCGTTTAGTTCTGAAAATCCTTTTATCTTACTAATTTGACGGTAAAAATCGTAATCGCTGCTTTCAGTATCAAAATAGCATATTTTTTTACGATCCTTCGGTAAGTGTATTTTCATAGTAAACACGTCGTAAGGTACAAACGCGCTAGCTACCAATGCGGCGATAAAAGAACTTTTTCCAGTTTTTGGCAATCCGCTAAAGGTTATAAAATTACTGACTGATCCGGTTTTTTTGCCGCCCACCGTCATAGTAATATCGTCAGGCGACGGCGTGTAATGGGGGTTATATTGGCGTTTTAAAAGTAGATCGTCAATTTGGGGTTTATAGTCGTTTTCCATTTTTAGATCTTTTGTAATAAGGCGCAAATATAAAAAGCAAAAATCAAAATCGCAACGGCTTGTCCGTTTGGATTATAAAGAAACCAATTTAGAAGTTTTTTCATTTTCAGGTGTTTTAGTCTTTTTTTCAATTAATTCAATTAAAGTTATAGCATCGTCAATAGATTGATCCATTATAAATTTGTTTATGTTACGCGGTAATAATCCTTCGGCGTTGTGATCTTCCTGATCCATAATTGCAAGTTCGTTTTGATGCTCATTCATTTTATAAACTTTATACAATTCAAGCGCAAAGTATTCAAGTTTATTAATACCGGCGTTTGGTACAACTAAACGATTGTATTGATCCTGAATAGGAGTACAAGGATAAGCGGGGGAGGTTAAATTTACATTCATAATATTAAAGGTTTTAAAAAGTTACTTGGCTAAATAATCAATATGACATTTTGCAGAAATTAAAGTTGCGTGTTCCGACCAATCAAGCGCAACAATATACGTATCGGTTTTATCGTCAACAAGGATAATGTAAGTATTGTAAAAAATTTTTCTCATACTAAATATTTTTTAAATGATTTTGTAAACTTGATAGATCACGAGTATAATGATCAATACTATCATTAAATAAATTTAATAATTCAGCCGTCAAATTAAACGGCAAATTTGATTGATCCAAAATAAGCATTTGTTCAACGCCAATTTTGTTGTTACCTGAAAATAAAATTTTTACATTTTTGTACGGAGTTAATTCCGTAAGATCTTTTAAAAAATTCAACTTGGTTTGAATACGTGCAATTTCCGTGAGTACGGACGTGCAATCGGAAAGGTTTTTAGTTTCCATTTGTTTGGGTTTAATAGTCAATTAAATAATATCAGGAGCAAATTATATGTTTTTTCGGTAATACCAAAAAAAAATACTAGGTATTTCCTAGTATGTATATATTAAAGGTTGAAAAAAGTTAATTGAAATATTATATTTCGGGGGATTGTGAATTATTTTAGTCCGCGTACCAACGCGGAGCTAAAATAATTTTAATTTCATTAACAATGCACATTTTCCCTGATTTTTTTTCCACATTTTAAAAAAAAGTATAAAATAGTTGGTTTTTTGGCGTTTTTGGTTAAATTTGGGTACATAGCGAACTTATGAAATTTAAAGCGTGGTATATTCCGGCGGCAATTATTACTTTTATTTTATATAAAAAGTATGAGTTAGCAACACGCGTAAGCGTTTTTTTTGACAGTATAGACTTCCGCCCAATGTCTATTTTTAATCCTACATTGGATTTGGTTGTAAGAGTTAATAACCCAACGCAAGTAACGGCATCAGTTGATAATATTACCGGTAATTTATTTGTTGACGGTAATAATGTAGGTACAGTTTACGGCATACCAACACAAAAGTTAAGTATTGGATCTACATTATTAAAAATACCAATTACATTAAATTATGGCGCGGTAATAAATTTGGTAAAAAACTTTAATACAAAAGGATTAGCAATAAAATTTGTAGGTACAATGATAGTTGACGGAATACCGTTACCGTTAGATTTTAAATATACAGTTTAATGATTACCACTAATATAATATTATCTAAATTAAGTCCGTTTAATAATTACAAAAAAATTGTAATTGACGATCAAACTACGAGTGATATTATAAACGGTTTATTACAAAATCACGATCGCTATAAAAACGAATATGATAAAATAAGCGAATTGTTTTTAGGTAATACAGTAAAAGAAACGGCACGAAACGTTTTTGATTTTCTTAAAATAAATGTAAAATATTATATTGAGCCTACAAAAAATCAAACTTTGCGCAGTCCTTCGGCAATAGTAGCAATGCCAATAGGAGCAGATTGTAAGTCATACGCTAGTTTTATTTTAGGAATTTTTGATAGTTTAAATAGAAAAGGTATTTATAACGTACCGTTGGCGTATAGATTTGCAAGTTATAAAGAAAATTCAAAAAATCCGCAACACGTTTTTGCGGTTTTATACCCTAATACGGATCGCGAAATTTGGATAGATCCAGTGTTAGAAAAATTTGATTTAAAAAAACAACCAACATATTACAAAGATAAAAAGTTAAGTATGGCATTAATAGCAATGAGCGGAGTACAACCGCAATCAACACCTAGTTTAGCAGAATTGCAAGACATACGCGATAAATTAGTTAGCGTTCGCGATCGTTTATTAATTAACGGTACATTACAACCTAATTCAAGCAAAGAATTAGAGTTTAAAGTAGCTATAAATAAAGTTACTAGAGCAATCCAAAATGCAAGTATAAGCGGTAACGATCCATATTCAAGTATGAGGCAGTACGGTAATGTAGGATCAATAGATGCGGCACAAGCAAGTCGCGACGATATGGGTGCAATAGATTGGAATAATTTATTTAAACAAGTAATTGATACAACCGGTACTATTATAAAAAATAAACAAAATCAACCTAGCGGAGGCGGAGGAAGTTATATAATACCTGAAAAGCCAACGTCTAGCGAAGGAATTAGTACTAATACATTGTTATTACTTGGCGCCGGAGGTTTATTAATATATTTTATAGCAAAGAAATAATGAAATACGTTTATAATAATAAAAGAAATGCGCAAATTGGATTCGGGGAGGCAACTCTAGCGACCGGAGGCGCATTGGCGCCGGTTACATTAATTATAGACGGCGCCATTGCATTATTGCCGGTATTAATACCTTGGATTAGTAATGCTTTTAAACACCCCGCGCGCGATGCAAATAATCTTATTAATGCTTTAAAACCTAAATTAATAAATATAGATCCTAGGGAACGTTTGGGTTTAGTATTAGCCGCCGCTAATAAAATTAGTTATGATGCCCGCGACGTAATGGCTGAAAAACTTTTTTTGTGGTATAAAACTAATTACCCTAACGATTATAAAATATTGTTAGTTGAGGACAAAGAATTTTATAATAATTTTTTGGCTAATCAAATAAATTCTTATCCTGACGGGAATAATTTTTGGGCAAATTCAAAAAGTTCAATGTTTACTAATTCAGAAGTTAATTATAATGCAACACCAATAAAAACAATTACTAACTTATTTCAACCTTCAGGATCTAATCAAGCGGGAATTTCGCCAATATTTTTATTAGCAATCGTTGGCGGTGGAATATTTTTATTAACTAGAAAAAAGAAAAAATAATGACAACGGCACAAAAAAACGCAAAGGCTAAATTTAAACAAGCGATTGCATATAGACAAAAAACCGGCGTTTCCTTAAAAGAAGCGTTTGCACATATATACGGTAAGAAAAAAGTAGGATCAGTAGCTAAAAAAACTGTTAAAACTAAAACGGTTAAAAAAGCTAAATTAACACCTGACGATAAAAAAGATAAAAGTGCTTTTAACGCAATGGCGCGTAAGTATAAAAAAGCACGCGTTGGTGCATTAAAATTAAAGCCTAACGAAATGCGTTTGGGTTTGTTATCTAGCAAAGTAGGCGCAACTGTTAAAAAGAAAAAATCTAATAAACCTAGCGAATGGGATATTTTACAAAAAATTCACAAGGTTAAAAAAAATGTAGATAATTTAGATGAAGCACAACATAGACATATGACTATGAGTGTTAGCGGAATAAAAAAAGATTCTTTAAAAGATTATGCAAATAATCAATTAAAAATTCAAAAAATAGAAAAATCAATTTTAGGTTATCAAAAAATGTTAAAAAATCCTAATACTGAAAAACATTTAAAATCAGGTTTTAAAACAGTTATAAATACTTTAAAATTGCATTTAAAAGAATATAAGTTACACGGTAAAGAATTAAAAAAGCATATCTAATATGAGAATAGGATCGGCAAATAAAATACAAGATATTAACGCTAATAAAGGCGGTCGCGCTTATTACGAAAATATTGATCTATTTAAGGATAAATACTTAAAAGGTTTTAAGCCGTTGCGTTCGCCTAACTATGATATTTTTAAAATATTCAAACCTTATGCAGTTGATAAGATCCCCGAAGTTGTTTTAAATACTTATAAATTAAAAGGAATTGAATTTGGTAATTGGGTTAATCAGCCACGCCGTTTAGATTTTTGTTTGAACTTATTTATAGGTTTATATGATCTTAATAAAATAGTTAAGTTTAATAACAATATAGGTATTAATAAAATTATAAGCGTTTCGTATGGCGCGCGTGGCGTAAAAGGAGCATTAGCTCATTATGAGCCATTGACTAATATAATTAATTTAAGTAGGGATCGTAGAGTAGATAAATTATTCGTTGATTTTTCAACCGGTATGCCATTAGCACAAGCTAAAAATAATTTTGATGAATATACAAAATTAAAAAATAAAAGTAGAAAAGAACATTCAGGTTTTGGATCTTTTGCACACGAATACGGACACGCTATTGATTATATTATTGCAAAAAAATTAAATAGGGGGGTTGCATTGTCAGGTGGATCAGTAACATTAAAAAATCCTAAAAATCCACAACGTGCCTTAATTGATTATGATAATAGTTTTCAAATGGCAAATGATGCTGATAATATTGAAATAGCCTTTTATGATTGTTTAACGCCATTATTATTTGATAATTTAGGAAAGCCAACGAAATACTATGATCGTATGTATGACTATGCAACTAAAAGAAAAAATATATATTGGATTAAGCAAAATGAAATTTGGGCTAGGGTTTTTGAAACGTTTATAGCGTACAAATTAAGTAAGCAAGGAATAAAAAACTATTTTTTAACCGGAGAGGGTAAGGGTAAGTATAAGGACGAATTACAAGAAAATTTTAATAAAGTGTACCCAACGTTTAACGAATTAATAAAAGTAGAAAAAAAAATAGATCACTTTTTAGAATTAGTATCAAAAAAAATAAATTAAAAATTTTTTCATTAATTAAATAAAAAAAAATGCCACGTAGAAAAAAAGCAAAAAAAGCAACAAGCCGCCGCCGTCGTAGTATGGGAGGAATTGGTAAAGTTGGATCAACCGCAACTAGCGCGTTGTATGTAATTGCCGGAGCAGCAGCTGCCGGTTATGTAACTAAAATGTTGCCCGCAACTTTGAGCGACAAAGTAAAAGCCGCAATACCCGTTGCAGTCGGAGTAATTTTGCCTAGATTTATTAAATCTAATTTAGGTCAAGGTCTTGGCGCCGGTATGGTAGCCGTAGGAGGTTTAAAATTGGTACAATCTTTTGGAGTGTTAAACGGTATCGGTTATGCTGATAGTAGTTATAGCGTTCCAGTAATTGGAGCAACTTATAACCGCAACGGTTTAGTAGATCCTAATAGTTATGTAACGCCTGCAATCGCCGGTTTAGACGAATTAGGAGCGTAATATTAACTTTTTTCAACCTTTAGTAAAAAACAATTTAAAAAAATAGAATTATGGCAACTCAAATGGGAGCTAGAATGACCTTTGATAATGCAAAAGCATTGGTAAGAGGTTTAGGATATTCAGTAGATCAGGCAGTATTAACTCAATCTTATTTAAGATCAGAGGTTGCAATGTCAACTTCAATCGCAAATTATCATTTACCGGTATTGGTCAATGACACGCAAAATGGAGCCGTGAGAGTTAACGAAAAAAGGCTTAACTTACAGGACGTATTCATAACAACCGAAATCGGTTTTTATGTTGGCGTAGGTACAAGTACAAACACTGCGGCTAAATTATACACTTATCCAAACCCGCAAGTATTTACAACTACAACTGCGGGCGATTTATGGAGTCTTTACAACGGATATATTAACTTGGCGATTAATAACCAACAAGTTTTACCGGCTTGGGACGCGTTACGTCATTATTACGTTCCGCAAACTCAACAAGGTGTTGGGGTAACTGCTCAAACTATATTTCCTATTGATCAGGCAGATTTAAGCGAACAACCGTATTATCCGGTTGAGCCTAATATCGTAATGAACGGAGCGGCAAATATTAATTTCCAATTAACTGCAAATGGCGCGCCGGCTACAATTTTAGCTAATAGCTTTATTTGTGTTATTCAGCACGGTATCTTATGTCAAAACGTTACAACTGTTAAATAGTCAACGTCTGATATTGCTTTGCGAGCTTTGTACGCAACCGCCGGCGGTCGGTAATTACCGCCATTTTTTAAATTATTAAAAAATAAAATTATGAGAGTAAAAAGGTATCAAGCCGTTGAAATTAGCGTACCGAACGGATCAACGTTAACAAAGTTTTCGTTTCCGGATCAACCGCAATTACGTAACGCAAAAATACAAGCGATTCAAGTTTATACCCCAACGGTAATAACTGCAACGCCATTAAGCGGATCAACGCCGGTTACTTTGGCTGATCTTAAAAAATCAACCTTAACGTTATATCAGGGCGATTTACAAATTATTTTGAACTTACCATTGTTAAACTTTAACGGTATTAGCGATTTGACAAGTCCTTTTGTTTTTGAATTACCTGAAATGAATGATATTGATATTAGTTGGACAAAAAGTTATGTTAACGTATCAACTGCGCTAGCAACTACAAACGTTGCATATTCTTTTGGTATATTTTATTACTTATAAAAAATTGATCTTATGGCTATAAATAAGGCTTGGTGTACGGGTGTTAACGCATTAATGGAGTGGTTTGACGATCACGCCGAACAACCGTATTATTCGGTATGGCGCGGGCGTAATTTGTCTTTTAGTTGGAATAACGACGATATGGAGGCGGGACGTTTGAAATTATTAAACGATATTACTTTTGCAGAACATAATAACGTAAGCGAAGTGTTAACGTTAAAACTGCATAATAAAAAAGATAAAAGCGGATATATTACATCTAGCACGCCGACATACGGAAGTTTAGATTTTCGTCCTAGTCCAATGGAACAACAAGTTTACGGCGTTAGCGTACCACACGCAAACAATAGTTATGCTATGGAAAAAATTTTAGATAAGTTAAACGTATTAGAAAGTAAAATCGCCGGTTACGAAAGTATGGAGGACGATTTTGAAGAAGAAGATAAACCTTTATCCCCTATCAATGCTATGTTGAATAATCCCGAAATTCAGCAAGCATTGGTATCGGGTGTAATGGGTATGCTAGGAAGTTTATTAGGTAATTCAGGAACGGTTAAAAGTTTAGCCGGTGCAGACGATCAAAACGAGGCGATTGAATTACTAAACGTTTTAATGAATAAAGGTGTAACGGTTGATCACTTACGTAAATTATCTGAAATGTCAGATGCGAAGTTAAAAAGTCTTTTATTAATGTTATAGTTATGGCAAGCACAAACATATCGGCTGATAAAGTTTTAGGAAAATATTTATACGCAAAAGGTAGCGTAAGTGTTTACGATTACCCCAATGCTAATATTATACGATCAATTACAAACGGAGGTTTAGTCGGTCAAGTATCTAGTTGGGTAACGGATCAAAACGGTCAACTGTTTTGGCTTTTTTATGATAATTTAAAAAAACCATATTACGTAAAACATATCACTGGCAATTTAGATTTAAGGGAATTACCGGAATTAATTAAGCAAGTTGAAACGGAGGCTATAAATAACGAAATTGCTAAAAAAGGAGCGGTTAATTATTACCTACAAAAATATTTGCCTTATATAGTTGGCGCGGTCGTTATAGCGTTTGTATTACCGGCAATATCAAAATATAAAAAAAATGTCTAGTAAAAAAAATACAATATTAATATTAGCGTTAATTGGAATAATATCATTATCGTTTTATTATAACAAAAAAAAGCGCGGATCAGTTTATGCTTTGCCTTTAGACAAAGGCGAGTTTGTGCCTGATGAAGTTGTTGATACAACGCCGCCGGATTATATGGATTTTTAAAAATAAAAATATGAAAAATAAAGAATTGTTTTATTTGGCGTTAGCCATTGGAGGAGCATTTTTAATACATAAGTATTTAATGAAACCTAAAACAACCGATAAAATTAAAACGCCGGTACAACCGTCAGATCCATTACTAACGTCGTTAGTTAATAATGACATTATTAAAATTAGTTCAAGTGCTACAATTCCTGATTTATTAAATGATCAGCATTATCAAGCATTACAATATAGCGAATATACGCCTGACACATACCAAACGTATTACGGCAAAAATACAAGTAATGCGGTTATGAGAGGCGTTAATGGATCAGTTCCTACAACTTGTTAAACTAACTTTTTTCAACCTTTAAAAATAAAAGTATGAGCGATTTTGAAATAAAAGCCGGATATGTACCGTATGATATTAATATGATAACTTATGATCGTAACGGATTTGCTACAACAAACTGTAATAGTATTACGTTTATTAATTACGGTACGGCGACAGTAACAATAGATAATAACGTACAATTAACGCAAGGGCAACAATTAAATATTGACGGTAACGCCGGCGAAATTATTAATAGACAATTTTTATTAAATTTTGCAACCGGAGCAGTTAACAATTTGGTAACGGTTAAGAAAAATTATATTTAATTATGGGTAACGGTATAAGACTAGGCAACCAAGTAATTAATCAATTTGGTGCGCCTAGTATAAACGAAAATACAACGGGTAATCGTCCGACGTTTGGTCAAACGGGTAGGTTATTTGTAGATACTACAACTAACGTATTGCAACGCGACACCGGTAGCGCGTGGGTAGATATTGGTGCGGCATCGCCAACGCCAAGTTTACAAGCCGTTTGTACGGTTGGAGCAACTTATACAAGTGATGCGTTTTTTAGTAGTGTTAGAATTGGCAAAGGCGGTCCGACGGCAAATACTGCTAATACAACGCTTGGCGATAGTTCATTGGTTTCAATTAATAATGTTAGTGGTAATAATAATACCGCGATTGGTTATGCAGCACTACAATTTACAACTAGCGGCGCGCAAAATACAAGTTTGGGTAATTTTGCAGGTAGAGGTATAACAAGTGGGGGAACTAATACTTGTATTGGATCTCAATCGGGTGCATATAATTTAACAACTTCAGGTGGTAATACTTTTGTAGGTGTTGCAGCCGGTGCATATTCGGGTGGTTCTTATAATACACTTATAGGAGATAATGTTGATACTCAAAGTTCTGTGGGTAATCTTTTTGCATTGGGTAATGTAATGATTGGTAGATTAATTGGAACGGGTATTACGGCATATCATTCATATAATGTTTTTATTGGGTATAATACGGCAAGCGGTTATACCGGTAACGGAGTTAATGGGCTGAATACAGTTTTAGGCGCGCAAATAAGTTTAAGTTCGCAACCAACGGTTACCGGTGCAATAATGTTTGGAAATAATAACGGTATTAAACAACAAATGTATTCAAGTTTTAATTGGGTATTAGGTGGCGGTGCAGACAATGGCATACATCAATTACAATTAAGCGGAGGTCTTTATTGTCAAACATTAAGTCCGTCCGGTGTTACGTGGGCGGTTAATACAACCATTACTTTGGGATCGTCTAATTTTTATTATGTTTATACCGGTGCGGGTGCTAGTACAATTACTTTGCCAACGGCATCAGCAAATAATAATATTTATACGTTTATTAATTCAACTAATATGACGTACACAATAAGTACGTCAGGCGGTCAAAATATATTGCGTAAAAATTCGGGTACTTTAGTTACAAGTTTTACAGCATTTAGTTATTCATCACATCAATTAATAGCAGACGGAAACAATAAATTTTACGAAATAGTTTAATAAAAAAAATATGAAAGAAATACAACCTAAACAAATTTGGTTTAACGGATCAGAATATAACGCAACGGTAATTTTATATTACGGTACGTGGGATAACAATATTAATCAATGTATTTATTTTTATTCTTTATTTACCGGTACGGTTGATCAAACCGAAATTGAATTAGTTAGAGGAAATTTAACTATGGATAATCCGGAATATACTGAATTAAACGTATCGCCTGACGGTAACGCGTATGTAGAGCAATGGATTGAAAGTAAATTAAACGTAGTAATAATCTAAAAATATAAATATGTTATCAAAAGAAGATGCAATAAAATTGATTAAACAAGTAATTGACGAGTCAGTTAAAGCCGGTTTATTTCATAATATTGATACGGCAGTTCAAATAAATAACGCGTGGACGATAATAACACACGAATTAAACAAAGAAAATTAAATTATGGAAATGCTTTATAGTCTTTTAGGTATGGCGGCAATCGCCGGAGGATTTTATATTAATACTAGATCGCGTTTAGATCGTATTGAAAGCGATCTAAAAACTTATACTAAAATTAATACCGAAATAATTGACCGTTTAGCACGTATTGAAACTAAATTAGATTTCATTCAAAAAAAATAATATGAGAAAAAATCCTAAAACAACAATATTCGGATTGATTGCAGCGGTTGCCAGTTATTTTGCAACAAGCGGATCAGGTAAGGCGCAAGTTATAGGGCAAGCGGTTGCCGGAGTTGCTACGTTCTTATTGGGAGCGGTTGCAAGTGATGCAAAAAAATAATTGTATGACCAAAAATAAAAAAGTGTTAATCGGTTTAACCGTTGGCGCGATAATTATACTTATGATCAGAAAAAAATTAGCAACTATGCTTACGAATACCCCATTCGGAGCAATAAGCGATAAATTATTCAATTTAATTGGAAAACTAGAAAGTTTTGCGCCGGTTGCGGCGTGGGATTTTAAACAATATTCAATCGGTTACGGATCAGGTTATAATTGGGATCTTAAACGTCCGGTACAAAAAGGCGACGTAATTGACAAAGCCACCGCTAGACGTTGGCTATTGTTAGAGGCAGAGCAATATTTTAATTATGTTAAAAGCCTGATTAAAGTTCCGGTAACTGATAATCAATTATTGGCATTATCTAGCTTTACGTATAATGTAGGGAAAGGCGCGTTTGCAGATTCTACTTTACTAGAGTTATTAAATAGCGGAGCGGATAAAAATACAGTAGCTAAACAATTTGACCGTTGGATCAATTCAGGGGGAAAGCCTAGTGATGGATTAAAAAATAGGCGAAATGCTGAAAAAGCATTATTTTTGTCTTAATAAAGGAGTTTGGTTTTATTGCATAGAAAGTAAATAATAGCGGGGGACGTTTCTACGTCCCCTTTTTTATGTATATACGTTCTACAAACAATTTACTACTGCGATCGTACACGTTAAAGTAATTCGCGCCAATACGTACGGCAAACCGGTAAAAGTCGTTAATATCAGTAATTTTACGATACTTGCGCGGGTTTGATCCGTCCGACATAAAAACGATCATATTATAGTCTTTTTTAGCCATTTTTCAGGGGTTTATCATTAATTGCAAAGTAGCGATCATTATCACGTTTAAGTATCCGGATTCGCTTTGTAGCCATTAAAGCGGCGATTGCCCTTAATACGGTAATTTTTTGCCAATTTGTAATGTTAATAAGATCTTGATAAGTTACAATTCTACGTTGCTGAATTATAAAAAAAACCTTTTGTTTGTTTGTCATTTTTAGTATATTTGTATCAGAAAAAAGTTAATCCTTTCGGGGGTTTATAGTCAAAGCGTCGGTAGCCTAAAAAACTACCGGCGTTTTTTTTTGACTATTTATTA